TGCGACACGCATGGAAGAAAGCAAAGTAGTCGAAATCGCTTGTTCTGAATAAGGAGACTGAAAAATGGCTACTGTATATTCAGCACAACGCACTAACACACGCGCTACTCCAGCCGTGATGAACAAGGCAAATGAGCTTGGCGGTCGTATCCGCGTAGCTCATGGCACATACGAAGCATCTGCACTGGCGTCTGGCGACGTTATTGAGATGTTTGTCTTGCCAGACGGCGCACGTTTGTTGGAAGGCTCTTTGGCGCATGACGCGCTAGGTGCATCAACAACATTGTCTGTAGGCTATGCAGCACACACAAACGCGGCGGGTACAGCAGTATCTGCGTCAGCGGCGGCATACAAAGCAGCGGCGGCGTCTACATCTGCTCAAAAGGTAGATGTCCTTGCAACTCTAGCTCTAGGCTCAGGCACAGAGACAGACACAAACGAGGATGGCGTGGCAATCACAGTAACAATGGGCGGTGCTGCTGGCACTGGTACTATTGAGCTTACTGTCAAGTATGTGGTTGATTAAATAGTGCGGGGCGGTTCGCCGCCCCCTCTGCTCTTTGGAGATATGTTATGACGAGCCAAGTTGATATTGCAAACTATGCGTTGAATTTGATTGGCGCATCAAACATTTCTTCCCTTACTGAAGACAGTAAAGCGGCTCGGATTGTTAACCAGCGCTATGAAAGCGTGCGCGACACGGTGTTCCGCGCGCATCCTTGGAATTGCTTAATAAGGCGAGCAGAGCTTGCTCAAAGTACAACATCTCCAGCATTTGGATATGCTTATCAGTACGCGATCCCAACAGATCCTTACTGCTTACGCGTTCTTGAGTTTAGCAACGGTTCATTGTCTTATCCGCAGGACAATATGTTCAGTAATACTGGCGGCCCTGTTTTTGTTATTGAGGGCCGAAATCTTCTGACCGACGAAGGCACTGCTAGAATAAAATATGTTGCTCGGATCACAGATCCGCAGCAGTATGATGCAAACTTGATTGATGTATTAGCTGCTCGATTGGCGATGGAAGTTGCATACGCAATTAGCGGTTCAACAACAATGGTGCAATTGACTTCATCAATGTATGAAAGCAAGTTGAAGGAAGCTAGGTTTATTGATGGCACTGAGGGTGCGCCTCAGAGGCTAGAAGCAAGTGACTTTATTGAAGCGAGGTTCTGATGGCCCGATCAGCACCAGCATATAGCTCGTTTACTGCGGGAGAAATCGGCCCGAAATTTGAGGGCCGTACAAATATTGAGAAGTATACTGAGGGACTTTCTGACCTTACAAACATGATTGTTATGCCCAGCGGTGGCGTGACGCGTCGCCCGGGGACAAAGTTTCTAGATGAAGTCAAAGACAGCGCGGTCAAAACGCGCCTTATTCCGTTTCAGTTCAAGGCGTCTGACACTTACATATTAGAGTTTGGCGATCAAATCATGCGCGTCTATCGCAATGATGGATTGGTTTTGAGCGGCGGCGTTCCATATGAATTGGCGACACCTTACGCCGCAGCAGACATTTTTGACCTGCGTTTTGTTCAGTCCGCTGACACAATGTACTTCACGCATCCCAGTTATGATGTGCGCAAGTTGACCCGGACAGACCATGATGCTTGGGAGTTTTCTGTCCCAATCTTTATTGGCGGTTTGGATGAAAGAAAGTTCATTGAGGGCATAACACAAGCAAACCCCGGCGTTGTTACAGTCACTGCTCACGGATACAGCGACGACGATGAGATTACTTTGTCAACCGTTGAAGGTATGATTGAAGTAACAGCCAAAAGCTTCCGCGTCGCCAATGCCACAACAGATACGTTTACATTGGTTGACGAGGCTGGCAATGACGTTGACACAACATCGTTTACAGCTTTTGAACCTGGGGGTGGTGTAGAAGTTGCATTGACTGCTGCAACCAAGGCAACGCCATGTGTGATTACAAGCAACAATCATCCATTCTTTGATGACGATGTTATTTACATCAAAGATGTCGTCGGCATGACTGAGCTGAACGACAGGCACTATATTGTCACATCAGCCACAACAAATACGTTTGCGCTGAAAGATATGTCTGGAACAGAGGTAAACTCAACCGGGTATACAACATATACAAGCGGCGGCACAGCAGAGCTGGCTGTTTCTAAGGTGCAGAAAATCCAGCCTGTTGGCACAGAGTTGAGCGGCACTGACAACCGCCCCAGCGTTGTTTCATTCTTTGAGCAGCGATTGGTTTTTGCGGCAACGAACAACAACCCGCAAACAATTTGGTTTTCCAAAAACGCTGACTATCAAAATTTTGACACAGGCACGGCTGACGATGACGCGTTGATTTATACGATTGCGTCAAACCAAGTGAATGCTATTCGGTATTTGTCTGCCACGCGCGTTATGACGATTGGAACGTCTGGCGGGGAATATGTTTTGACATCTGCCAATGATGGGCCGATCACGCCGACATCAACACTTATACGCAAGTATTCAAATTATGGATCATCAAATATTGAGCCTGTTCAGGTTGCTGATGTGACGTTGTTCTTGCAGCGTGGCGCACGAAAGGTGCGCGAGTTTAGGTATGTTGGGGACATTGACATTTCGGCTTATGCAGCACCTGACATGACGATCTTAGCTGAACATTTAACAGAGGGCGGCATCACTCAGTTTGCCTACCAGCAGGAGCCTGACAGCATCATTTGGACGCTGCGCAGTGATGGCACACTTCTTGGGCTTACATATCGCCGCGAAGAAAATGTTGTTGCTTGGCATAAGCATGTGATTGGTGGCGAGTTTAGTGGTGGTCAGGCTGTTGTAGAAAGCATTGCCTCACTGCCAACTGATACAGGCGAAGATGAGCTGTATATGGTTGTGAAGCGTACTATAAATAGTACTACAAAACGTTTTGTTGAAAAAATGCAAACGTTTGACTTTGGCGATGACACGACAACCGCATTCTTTGTTGATAGCGGTCTGACGTATAGCGGCAGCGCCGTAACGTCACTATCTGGCCTTGATCACCTTGAGGGCGAGACTGTGACAATTCTTGCGAATGGAGCAGCGCATCCAAATCGCACAGTGTCTAGCGGCGTAATTTCAATGGCATATGACACAACGTCAGCCGCTGTAGGTTACGGCTATACAAGCTCAATGCAGACGATGCGAATTGACAGTGGATCTGCTGATGGAACAGCGCAAGGTAAGCCCAAACGCGTTCATGGATTGACTGTTCGTTTTTATGAGACTGTGGGCGCTGAGATTGGCAACGACAGCGGAGAAACGGAGCGTATACCGTTCAGAAGCTCGGCAAACCCAATGGATGAGGCTGTTCCGCTGTTTAACGGGGACAAGACAATTGAGTTCCCGGGTGGTTTTGACGACGATGATCGTGTATATGTAAGACAAGACCAAGCGTTACCGATGACTGTGCTAGCACTGTTCCCACGTTTGAATACGTTTGATATATGAGGATAGGGATACTAGATGCCAACCCCATTTGAAGTACTAACGTTAGGTATGAATATCCTTGGTGGGCTACAGTCCAAGAGTGCATCTAACGCCGCCGCCCGTCGCGCACAAGAAGCTGCAAACTTTAACGCAAGCCTAATTGAGCGCGATATTGATCTCCTTGAAAAGCAGCGTGGCATCATCAACGCAAACTTTTTGGTGCAGCAGGAACGCGCAAGATATGCGTTTGAGCGCGATGTTCAGGCGACTGCGCGGTCTGGATTTGCCTATGCTGGCTTTGACATTAGCGTTGATACGCCAATGGAAATCCTGCGCGACAACGCGCGTGAATTTGATTATGAGCAATCAGTTGCTCGGTTCAACAATATGGTTACGAATATGCAGATTACAGACGAGCAGGAAAATGCTAGACTGAATGCAGAGTTGGCCCGGATGGAAGGTGCGTCGCAGGCATCTGGCTTGCGTGCAGCTGGCACAAAAAGCTTGATCAGCAGCTTGGGGCAGACAGCTCAAATGGGTTATGAGATGGATATATTTTCATGAGAATACCAGTTTACAGAAGCCGAGCTGCGTTAACTCAGGAAGCCCCTGGGCGTCGAATGACAGCCCGTATGCGTGGCGACGTTCTTGCTCGGGCTGAATTGCAAAAGGGCGAAGTCCTTGGCGAAGTGATCAATCAGGTCGGTGCATACGCTAAAATGCGTTATCAGGCGTCTCAGGAGGCACAGTACAACGAGGCCGCTTTGGCGATTGAAGAGGGCATGCGTCAAGCTGAGTACACGCTTAGCAGGTCAACAGATATTTACAATGTTTTAGACGGCGAAAACAACTGGCAAACAAACATGGACGAATTGCGCGAGGCTACTGTTTCAAGTGTCACAAATCGTGCTTTACGGCAAAAATTAAGTTTTGCATTCGAGCAGAATGAAATCACATCTCGTTTTAGACTGCGCGACATTGTTGATAAAAAGATTTTTGCTCGTGAGCAGGCAGCCCTTGCAGCTCGTATGGAGGAGAAGCGTCGCAGGCTTTCGCAAGTTGGCTCAACGATTGAAGATTATAACAGAGAGCTTGGCATTATTGCGCAAGACCATGTTAATGGCGTTGAGGGTGGGCGTTACAATTTAGAAGGCGTTGCTAAGTCAAACTACAAATTGCGAGCAGATATTGCCAGCGATTACTTGGCAAACAAATTTAGCAACGATCCAAATGCTGCAATGCAACTATTTGGCCTTATGAGTTTGCAAGATGAAGTTGCAGCAGGAACAGTATCTGCCGAAGATGCAATGTCTCGTGCTGGCATTTCAGATCCATACGCACTGCATGTCCTTTATAATCTTGAGCGTGGGGATGCCGTTAAAATTATTCAAGACAATTTGGCAACATCACTAAAGTTCTTTGATGCTGAAGAAAAACTAGAGACTGAACAGCAAGAAGAAACAAACCAGCGCAACAAAAAAGCGTATAACTTTGTAATGTCGGTGCAGGACACCGATCAAGTTACACCTGATACGTTGCGCACATTGATGGGCGAGGCTGCATTTGCCGCGCTGCCAGAAACCACACAAGAGTTTGGGGTGATGGGGACAGCAGCAAAAGCGTTGTTGCGCGATCACTTAAATAACCAGTTTTGGGCAACACCTGAGCAACAAGCTAAGATGAGCGAAGAATTAGATACGTCTACCCAGTTCAAGTTTGCGCCTGCTGGCGAGGGTAGTGAGACTAGATATTCAGAGCTATACGCGCTTGCAGAGCGTGGCATGCTAACAGTTGAAGAGTTAAACACAGATACGTTTAGAATTACGGCATCACAGCATCGTGAGCTAAGTACAAAGATATTCAACGAAGCGGACGAAAGCTTAAATGTTGGATCGCGTTTGCTGAAACGTGCGTTTAAGTATAACGAGCTAGATGCACAGACAGATAACCCAACACTTGCTCGGGCATCTAAGTCAGCGTTTGAGAATGCCGACTTTGCGTTGCAGGATGAGTTCTCGCGCCGTGAGGCTGAAGGCAATCCAATGACTTTGCAAGAAATACGAGACTTTGCAAAAGAGCAGATTGATTTGTTCGGCGAAGGCTATCGTGATGAATTGCGTCTGGAGCTTGAGGATTATTTTATTAATCAAGTGCAAGAGGCATTTCCAGCAATTGAGTTTGATTTAGCCGATCCGCTTGGTGCGATTGATCGTTGGTATGAGGCACTGCCAGGGCCAGAGCAAAACAGAGTAAGATCGCGCAAAACAACACTTAGACGGATTATTAAATCACGTTTCAGTAACCAAGGACTAGGCTTCTAATGACAGATTTACTTTCTGACGACACAGATTTTGAAATCTCTAAGTATTACGAAGCTCGTGATATGATTGATGCTGGCATTAATCCTGCCATAGAGAAAAACAAGAAAAGCGTATTTAATCCAGAGACAGGCATGAATGATGTGCTGCTGCCAATGTCTAGCGGTGGATACGTTAAGATTAGCGAAGAAGCGCCAGAGGTTATGGCAGAAGCGCCAGCGCAACCGACTATGCCTGGCGCGTCAGATGTAGCGCCTGCGCAGGCGGCGGCAGAAGAAGCAAAGAGATTGCAGGAAATCAAAGGATCGTACACCTTAGACGATCTACGGGCCGCTGGGTACACTGATGAGCAAATCAGCGCTGCTGGTCTAGATGTGCAGCCAACCATGCCTGAGAGCCGCACAGAGCCTCTCTCAGAGCAGGAAGTGCGTGACGTTATAGCATCAGGCCAACCAATCATTACAGCCGATCCTACGCTGCGTGACGAAGGCTCGCGCGTTGTCTCAACGTACTTCTTTGATCTAGCAGTTCAAGGCTTGCGCGAAGACTTGGCAGAGCAGGGCATGGGTACGGATGAGATTGAGCGCACAGTTAAGGCACGAGAAGGTGAGCTACTCCGCAATGCAGAAGTTTACTCTAACGCGCTGTTTGGAAC